AACTTGGTCGCGTTTTCCGCCATTAGGAACGGCAAAAAGTAGTTTATCCGGAATCCGTGGGAAAAACGTTGGTACCACCCTGAAAAACTCACCCTGAATGTCATCTTCTTCGTGGCTGATTTTACGCTTTGATTTCTTAGGTTCGGAAGCATCCTTTCTACTGGTATAGCATAGGTAACAGACAAATCCTTCAGGTCGTTCGAGTACGGAAACTGTTTCCTTTCCACAATGAACACATTTTTCTTTAGTCATATTATTTTCTTTCAATTGGTCGCCAATATGAGATATTCACCAGCTGCACCGCTAGGATTATATATTGCCTTACCATTAAATTTTTTCATAGTGATTATTTTTATTAAAAAACAGGTTCTTGATGAACCGGTTTAATTGATAGTTTTTTATCTTTTTTGATTTTAAGTTTATTTGGTAAGTGTACTTAGTTTTGCTTTTTCAAACATTTCTGAAAGTTGTTGATTGGTGATTATATCAGCTAATTTACTCTCTCTTTAAGGACTAATTTATCCCCGTTTACCATTTTTAAAGTAGCCTTTGTAATCACGTACATAATTATTATTTATTAGTTAAACATATTTGCGATTAAATCTAATGTACTCTCTGAAATTTCATCACTTCCACCCATAACAGCGTTGGCGATTCCTTTTTTAGTTTGAATGATTTGATAGACACGTTCATCTATCGTGTTTTTTCCTGAAAAATACCTACCGGTTACGCTATCTTTTTGGCCCATCCTATGTGCACGGTCTTCGCATTGACAACAATCAGCATCAGTCCAGGGAAACTCTACAAAAAGAACATCGGAACTCGCTGTAAGTGTCAAACCAACTCCAGCAGCTTTGATTGAACATATAATAATGTTCGTTTTCGGGTTATTTTGAAAACTATCAACTGATTGCTGTTTTTGTACTTGATTTTCTCGGCCAGTGACAGATACTGCAGAAGGGAAAGCATGTTTAAGCTGATCAACTACAATGTGAAGTGAACAGAATATAATTACCTTCTTACCGCTTTGCTGAAAGTCTTTCACGTAGTCAATTACTTTCTTTACTTTTCCACGTGCTGTGATTTGCCTTAAAAGGGTCAAACGAACCATTGCAGCACTCCGCAATGCGTTTTTAATCTTACTATCCGTTGCTTCCTTGTATTCCTTGAGGTATTCCTTCAGATTATTCTCAGCAAATTGATATTCTTCCCGGTTACTTATTTCAACCGTTATAAGTTGCCTGACTTTTGCGGGTAATTCTTTCAGAACCTTTGCTTTTTCCCTCCGAAACATCACATCGGTCATTTTTAATGACGGCTTTTTTGATTTCGTTTTTTAATACTTCCATAATTTTTTTGTTTTTAAAAATAAATAATTGGTGGTCTATAAGGGAATCAAACCCTCTCAATCCTTCGCATGGATCATACTATATGCTCTACACTGTTTGCAACCAGCAGCTAGATTATGTTATCCCAGATTATGCATCATTTACACTAATAGACCATTTTTTTAAATTAATTGCTTTTTTACGTGATTGATAAACATATCCATTTTAAACCTATAATAATCCTCATATCGATCATAACCCTCTGAATTTTGCTTCCATGCGACAAACAGAACATCTCTAATTCGTTTTGAAGGTGTTTTTGTTTTGTCTTCATAGTCAGCCTTTGTTTCCTCAATTATTTGCAGTTGCGCTGTTTTGAAAGAATCTTTATTGAAAGCCAGGAACCCGGCACACTGAACGGATAATGCAATGTTTGTGATTTGCTCCGGTGTTGGCTCGTTGGTTTCAAAGGCAAGAACGAGCGTTCTATCTTTCAAGCTTTTGTAACTGACTAAAATTGCGGGTATGATTATCATTTTCAATGTTTTAGTATAAATACTCTTCGTGAATAAAATTAAGCAATTCGGCAATTCCGAATCTTAGTGCTTCCAGTTTTTCAATGGCTTCAATAATTTCTTCCCGATTATTCAAATCATTGTGCAATTGGATTGAACCTTTGCAATCGTGCATGGTCAATTTCATAATACCATCTTCCATCACTTTAGCATGATAACTTGCCATTGATCTATGACTATCCGGCAAAAGAAAGTTCTTTTCGTTGTGGGTTGGTTTAGCCATTGATAATTGCTTGTAATTGTTTATTTTTCTCTTTTACTTCCAAAACTTCCCGCTGAAGGCGTTCGCTTTGGCGTTTATAATATTCCGATACGTTTGTCAGTCGTGTTACTTCCTTTTCAGCATGTTCAATACGTGCTGTTATTGGATCCGTGTATTTTCCTTTTGCGCCATGATAACCATCGCGTTTTTTCTTGATTGGTGCTTCTTCGAGTTCTGTGAATAGTTCGGCCATAGTAGTAGAGTTTTAATTATCCAATGAATTCTTTAAATGCTAATCGATATACATCAAACTTGATTTCAAGTACGTAGAATGCAATTACATTAACTGTATGACCTACGTCGCTTATAAAAATCAATGGGAATTCTTCTCCCGAATCAAATAATTCGATTGATTCATTTTTTTCAAAATATGATTTTAATGAATCTAGTATTCGTTGAATCATTCCGGGATAAGCCGCTTCAATTTTCTTTTGATTTCTTAGTGCGTATCTCATAATTTTATTTTAAAAGATTTATAATTGATTCAAAAGTAGATTCTTCAGTATCATCAACTGCTCCGGTACATTGTATAACCATTTCACGTTTTTCATTGATTACTTTATAAATATCTTCGTCAATGGTATTTTTACTGAGGAAATAAGATATTTGAACAGCATTTTTTTGGCTTATTCTGTGACATCTATCTTCGCATTGATCAGTATCAGCAGAATGCCATGGAAGTTCAACAAATGCAACTCTGGAAGCTGCTGTGAGGGTAATTCCAACGCCACCGGCTTTGTAGTTGACAAATATCAGGTTATGATCAGTCGGAATGAACTCATGATCGGAATTTTCGTGTCTTTCAAACCGTGTATCGCAAACCGTACATCGTTGGAATTTATGTATGTTATCATTCCGTTGGTGAGAGCTTTCAGAACCGGTAAAAAATAATGCAGTTGGATAATAACTTCGGAGCACATCGGCTACCTCATTAAGATAGATAAACACTACTATTTTCTCACCTGATTCGAGTACATCATCTATGTATTCTTTTACATCGGCCAATTTTCCACGAGCAGAAATGTTTTTCAATACCCCGATCTGAACCATTATTTTACCTTTCATACTTTTGGCAATTTGTGGCTCTGTGGCTTTTCGGTATTCTCTCAAATAGGTTTCAAGATCAGCCATGGCAGCATCATATTCGGGTTGGTTGGAAATACTACAAAAAACTTTTTGTCTAAACTTATCCGGAAGTTCCTTGAGTACATCTTTTTTTTCACGCCTGAAATAGCATTTATTTCTAAGTATTGAATTTATTTCCGGCCAGCGTTCTTCATCAGCACACATTTCACGAAAAGCAACAGATCCACCAAACTCTTTCAACTTATTTATTATCATAAGTTGAAACATCAGATCAACCGGCTTATTTACGATAGGGGTACCACTAAGAAGCTGTGTGAACTTACCCTGTGCAATACCATAGGATAATTTGCTTTGACGTGTAGTCTTATCTTTCACTCTATGACTTTCGTCGATAATAACTGACTTGAATACATTGATATTTGGCAAGAAATTGACGTGCTTAAGCAACATTTGTTCACCGCGAGGGACATCGATGTTCACCACAAAATACTTTTGAAGCGATTCATAATTGACAATGAAAACATCATACACACCCATGTTATAGAAAGTTTCCCATGTGTGTTTAATGGAATCGCTAAGAATAACCGGTTTATGATCGGAGCATAATTTCCATTCCATTTCCCAGTTCAATTTCAAACTTGCAGGACAAATGATCAAGCATGGAAATTCATTCTTTGCAATAACCGTCGCAATACTTTGAAGTGTTTTCCCAAGTCCTGGAGCATCGCCATTTATACAGCTTCCATGTTTTATTCCGTAAGCAATACCTTCGGTTTGATAACCGTACGGTTTTAGTTTCAGGTCAATATGCTGTTCAAGTTTTGGCATTTCTGTAGGTACATCAAAAACACGACGTTTTGATATTTTACCGGTCATATCAAAACAATACTTTTGAGCGAACATCTGTACTTCGAATTCATATCTATGTGGAAGCTCCCAACGCTTCAATTTTGAATCGTAACTCACATCAGGAAGCTTTGCCACAGCTGCTGATATTTTACGGTCAAAATCAAACTGTATTAGGTACTTATTTTCTTTTTCAACTACTATTCTCATGGTCTTCCGTTTCCAAATAATAAATGCCATTTATAGGCTAGTTCTAAATACTTTTGTTTTCCTTCTAAATAGAAGTCTGATTCCCGATTAATGAAGATTTTGAATACTTTGTGATTCTTTTTGGATATGCCTATAATCACATCGCGTTCTGCTCCTTCAATATCCATGTACCAAGCACGTGAGCGGTCGTATTGAAAGAATTTACATGCAGTTTCAAACTGTGTCTGTGTTTCGGCTGCTGTACTCTTTATATCACCACCCCATTTCCAGTCATCACGCCAAATATCCCACTTACATCTTCGATTTAGGTCAAAATCAACACCGTCAAAATTCATTTGAGCATTTCGTTGAATGCTTATCTTTTGTGCATTTGCTCCGCTCATTAGTTCCGAGCAAAACGGGTCGCGCCAAAAGGCTTGTTTCATTTTAATGGTATTTTCGAAAGTGGCCTTTTTGTAAACTACATCTTCTCTAGTGCGTTTGAAATAATCGACCTTATGAGTTTCGGTAATCATAGCATCGAGTAGATTTCCATCGGCAAATGCTTGTGTGGGATCGATTGTATTTGATTTCGGATTGAGTTGGTCCAATAACCAACCCAAATCCGAATTTGATACTTCTGATCGTCCAAAATATGCATCCATATTTAATAATAATCAAAATTACTGTCATCAATCAAATCATCGTTATCTCCAAAAAGAGAGTCTAAATGATTATCTAAATCTCTATCGATAGCATCTTGTGCAAATATTCCTTCCATGATTATTTCGCTTTATAAACCGGTTCGTACACAAGTAATTTGCTTTCGATTGTCACATCGTTTTTGACAGCATACTTTTCACAGAATACTTTGATACGAGCGATAGACATGGATTCTATCTTGTCGTTGGTTAGGTTTTTACCTTCATTTTCGAACCAAAAAGAAATCAATTGTAGATAGCCGGCAGGATTAATAACCAAAATATTATAGCCTTCTTTTACTTTCGGAGCTTCAGTAAATAAATCAGCTTGATTATCTACCATTGCACTTACAGATTGACCGGTTGCTTGTACGGTAGCATCTGCTTCGGCTTTCAATTGCGATAATCTGGCTTTTTCCTGAAGTTTTGCATCTTCCTCTGATTTGCGTAATCTTTCTGCTTCGAATGCTTCGTTGGCAAGGCGTTGACGATCTTTTTCTTTAGCTTCATTTTCCTGACGTTCAAGTTCAGCTTTAATATTAGCTTGAAGTGCTTCTTCTTCAAGCCGTATCTTATTTTCTGCGTCAGCTTCAGCAGCTTTTTTTCGTGCTTCTGCAGCTGCAGCATCTGCCAATCGTTGTCGTTCCGCTTCCTGACGTTGCAATTCTAACGCTTTCAGTCGTTGACGTTCCAGTTCTTCCAATTGATTTTTCTTTGATGGAAGCATATCAACAAGTTCGCGTTTAAATTCAGAAATTGATGTTTTAAAATTATCCATTGCCGAATAGCAAAGTTGTTGAGCCAAACCGCCAGTTATCAATACTTTTTCTTCAATTGAATGATGTTGAATGGTAAGTGAAATTTGAACATCGAAAATAAATTGAGCGTCACTAAGATTATTACCGAATTTTGATATTTCATTCGATGCTGTGTCAACATTCGAAAGAATAAGTCCATCGAACCAGGTATTTTTTACAGATTTAAAATTCAGTATATATTCAGCTATCGCCGTTGCATATCCAATTCTGTAAAGTCTTTCTATTTCAATTGCTTCCTGTTCTTTAGCAAGTCTCAATTGAGCTTGTCTTTCGGCCTCCTGGCGGTCTTTCATGATCTTAGTTGCATAGCCATCTCTTAATGACTGAAGCGTGTCAATTGGAGCATCTAGAGATCCCTCTAACGTTGTGAACTCTTTGGCAACAATAGTCATCATTTGAGTAAATGGTGAACGCTTTTCGTTCATTGACTTTTTTGTTTTCTTTACCTTATCAATATATGCGGCCAGCTGGGTATCGATAATATCATTCATGCCTTGTTTTGCTAAGGCTATAAGCTCATTTCCCTTTTCGATAGCTTTAGAGAATGATATTTTGTTTTCGGCAAGAACAATTGGTGCCTGAGTCATAAGAGATTTAAACTCTTCGATTTTTACTACTGATGTAGTTTCTGCGGGTAATGTTTGTGTTGCTTCCATTAAAATGTTTCCTCCTCATCTTTAGGTGTATCAATTTGAACTGCTGCGACAACTTTTGGTCCTTCAGTAAATGTTTTAGATTGATCTTCTTCCGTTTCATCACTTTCAAATGATATATTTTCAGATACCTTTAACTTGGTATAGGCACGCATGGCATGCTTGATACATTTTGCCTCTAAAAAGCCAGGGTCAATTTGTCCATCGTTGGCAGTATAAAGAGCATTTCCGTCTTTTTGGGTTTTGGTTTTAGAGTAGTTGGCGAGTCTTGCAATATCATCTTCGAGCAACCACTTGAAATCAATACCATTATGAGGAAGTACAATGCAAACGTAAACACCAATAATCTTATTCGTTTTTCTTGGGATAGCAGGTAAATAATCGACTTTCAATTCACCTAGATCATTTGTGCAAGGTTGAAATTTATCGCCATCGTAAATAACGATAGGATTGTTCATACGGATGATTTGACCGGATTTGATACGAAGATTCAATTCTCCGTAAGCAGTTACTACCAATCGGGCTACTTTGACCCATCGTTTTTGCCCTTCAACAATTTGTTCTGCATTTCGTGCTTCGAGGTAGGCATCTGATTTGCTTCCCGGTTGAAGGGAAAGTCCTGTTATTGCAACTTCAAAAAAAGCAGAACATAAGGAAATACCTGTACTTTCTTTGAGCCAATCATTTTGAGAAACAAGCCTTTTGAAATACCGGGCTTCACGTTCATATGTTGCCTCAGCATCTTCTTGAGAAAAACGATGCATTCTTACCAGCGTATCAATGAATGAATTTTTGATTGGTAGTTGGTCCACCAATGTTGTTTTGTCTGCGACATTAAAGTCGGGTTTTAATTTTTCTGACATTGTGTAAATATTTAATTGTTAGTTGAATATTATTGATATTGTTATAAGTGATAAAAACATAAGAAAAAAAGCAGTTAAAAGTGCGAATTTGATTTTATCCTTTTGCTGTTTCATTTTCTAATACATTAATGGTCCTTATTTCGTGTTTCTGTATGGATAAAGCAAAATGTTTTTGTATCTGTTCATAAGTCTCAAGTAACATTCCTTTAGTAGAGAAATTTTCTTTTACATCATTACCGCTCATTTTGTAAGCCATATTGATATTTTTATCCACGATTATTTTAAAGTCATTTCCGAAATCGTGAATCATTTGATTGTCTGCGGTGTGTGTTGTTTTTCATTGTAAATCTGGTTTTTCCATTTTAATTAGATTTTGTGTGATTTAAAAATTTTGTTTTCAGGAATTATATTTTGAATATCAAGCATCCGAGATGCAGTTTCGAGTTCTGAACGTTTAAAGTAAACTTTCCCTCGTTGTGAGTTTCCAGTTGGATAACCAACTATCCATCGTTTATGTCTCCAGTCGTCAATAAGCCGTTTTGTATATTTTTTATTAGCTTGTTTTTCGGTAATAATTTCAGAGAGTAAACCAAGTTCGTTGAGCGTATTAAACACTCCAATCTGCATTGAAGCAGTGATGATTTTTTGTATTTGTTGATCTTCCATTTTGTAGGGGCGAGTTTGATTTTTCTGTGTTTAGCGAGTTGGATTTTGTCAAACACCTGATAACGCTTTATCCGGTTGCCGTT